AACCATATCTCCCAACAAAACGCCATTACGCCAATACCAAAACCACCGACGCGGGGTGGAGCAGCCCGGTAGCTCGTCAGGCTCATAACCTGAAGGCCGCAGGTTCAAATCCTGCCCCCGCAACCAAAATTACCAAGATAGATCAACAGCTTACGCCCCGCACCACTGCGGGGCTTTTTGCTGTCTTCCCGACGGGTCAACAATAGGTCAACAAACGGGCTAAAACCACGTGCAAGATCAGTGGGATAGTAGGCGGGCGGCACACAGACCGCGCGGGAACCGCAATCGACAGCGGTTGGCAGGCAAGCGGCTGTACTAGTTCTCAGAAACGATCCGGAGGTGCTTGCCAACGTACCCAACCTCTAGTCTTTTGGTTGCCGGAACTTCACGTAGATGAAGCCTGTGGCCGTCCTGCAGCCTAGCGTGAAGTTCAAAGACCTCGTCCCTGCCCGAACATGACCGGAAAATCCGATCCCGGCCGAATTGCTGCATGGTTCTAAGCGACTCGCCCGTCACTTTTGTCAGGTATTTTGGAACGGGACTACCGCTCGTCCGCCATTCAGTGGAAGCGCTACACAGTTCTTTCAATCGGAACAGCGCTTGCCTGAAGACGGGCTCGTTGAGAGCCGCTAGGTCGCCCTCAACAGAGGGTGCGAAATCTAAACCCGGGAAAAGCTCTGCCCTTCGTTGCCAGAGGTCCGGCGGCTCGATCGTGCTAAACAACTCTTCATTAAACTCCGCCAGCAAGGCATTTGCACTATCCAATGAGAAAAAGTTGCGCACCGGTCGGACAACGCGAGCCACATCCGGCTCACCAAGCTTATGGGCAGTAATCTCTAGGGGTGACAGCCGCCAATGGGCTTCAGACGATAGGGTTGCGCACACCCGATCGCGAGAGTGCCAACACAGAAGGAGTGCATAACATCCTGGATGCCCGGCCACATCTAGCTCCAAGAGGGCAGCCAATTCTTCATCAGTGACATCGTCCTCTACCGGATATTTGGTTAGAAGCCGCATCAAGAATCGGCCAGTATCGGGACCCTTTCTACAGAGTTCCCGAAACACATCATGAAGAGAAACGCCCGGAGCTACGATCACTTCTGAGCTGGGCGCGTGCATCCGAAGCTGTTGGACCAAATGTCCGGCGTTTACCAGAGCGATAAAGCCACGTTCAAGGTCCGCGGTTGACTCAGTTGCCTCAGCCAAATCTGCGAAACCAGACACAAAGCAGGCGCTGTTAAGTACTGCCTCTCGCACAGCTGCACCCTTCAGCCAAGAAGTCCAAGCAGGTTTTCGTCCCGCTCATCGAAGAAACCCCTCGGCCATTCCGAAAGGCTTCCGTTCTCGAGCACTCTCGGGCTGATCACTTGGGTTTCTGAACCGGCGCGAGTGAAGAAATGGATTCGCGTGTCTCGACCGTCCCAGAGCTGGTGCTTGACGTCGAGACGGACGCCGTCAAGGAAATGGTCGCTATGGGTCTCTATCAATACCTGAACACCCGACTTGGCTGCGCGCCCGGCAAGTTGTCCCAAGCGTGTTTGCCCTCTCGGATGAAGATGTGCCTCCGGATTCTCGATGATGACGAGATCTCCTGCCCGAGCACCAATAAGTGCGGTCAGTACCGGAAGGACATACGAAATCCCGAATCCTACGTTTGTGGCCCTGAAGGCTCGAGACTGAACATCGCCCTTTCTGCTGTAAGCGTATCTGGCAGAAAGTGCGTCGATCTCACGCATTCGAGAGATGTCAAGCGTTGCTCCAGGGCTGGTCTCCTGCAGCCAAGATGAAACTTGCCCTTCAATCGTCAAAACGCCCTCGGGATCACGCACCCGTGGATCGGTCTCGTCTAGAACACTGCCCCCAAACTCAGCAAGGAAGGCAAGAACATGCTCCCCATGAACGCCGAGTGATCTCGTCGCCGCTTGCTCGCTTGACCACGGAAGCGACTTTCTTGGTCCGAACCGTTCTGCTGACAGATATTGAAAGCCAGATGTCGAGAACAACGAGGCCAAACCTGCCCCTGGGAAGCTCCGCTGGCCGTCGGGCCGATAGTCTACCCATTCACCGTTTGAATTCAGCATCTTGTCGCTGGTGGCTCGCCCCGCAAACCCAGGCATCACAAGTGACAGCCGGTCATTCTCCCGCGAATACTGATAGCGATACTCAATCCGTCTTGACTGCTCCAACTCGAGCACGAACGCTATGGCGTCCTGATCTGCAAGATCGAACAGTGCGTCTTCGCCGGTCCCAAGGTCGATGAGGTCGCCAGATAGCCGTAGGCGTCTTTGCAATCTCTGGTTTGATAGTGACTGACGTAGGAGAAGAAAGGCTTGGATTGTGCTGCTCTTGCCCATGCCGTTCAGTCCAGAAAGAACCGTTAGGGCTCCCAAATCAACTCGTTGTTTACGAAAGCACTTGAAGTTCTCGAGTTCTATTGCCGAAACACGCGGATTACGCATCGCTAAGAGCCTTCTGAACAATCATTTCGACGGTTTCGAACCGTTTTCTAACACGACCTGGAACCCCGGTTGCATACGAAATGGAGACCTCAAAGTCTCGATCCTCAGCGAGTGTTTGCATAAATAGCGCCTGAACACGCTCTTTTCTTTCGTAAAGGGTGCTAAGCTCTTCGCTAGAAAGCGCAGCCAGTGTAACTGACCAAGTTTCGAATAGAGCCTTGCTAATCGGGCTGCGTGGCGCATCAGCCCGGTAGCGCTTTCTGAAAGCATCATCTCCGAAGATTTCGAAGGCCGCCCGCATGGCAGCTTCAAATGCTTCGCGAATAGAGCTGCGTTCATTCGCTGAAGCATCATTGACCGACTTCATTGCGGCGTTCAAAAAACCATCAAGATCATTGTTACGATAGTTACCCCACCTCACGAGGCGAAATGCAACAAATCGCAAGGCGCATTCGCGTGCCGACATCCGTACGTCGCTGACGCTGCCCTTTGTAGCCTCTTGAAATGCATCAGTTTGAATTAGGTCCGCAAGGAACTTTCTTACCGGCCCCTTGTTAAGCGCATGGCGTATCTCTTGTGAGTTGAGTGTCATTCCGCCAGTATTAATCCGGCTAAAGATATTGAACATCACCTCTTCGGGGGTGCCCGGTTGGATAACGTTCATTACCAGCTCTGTCTCTTCAATGCGGCGCTGCATGTTTCGTGGAAGGTCCGCAAAGGACTTTCCGTCGAATTGAGCCAAGTATTCCAGGCCCCTAAGCGGGAACAACCCCTTAAGAAAGTCGTGAATAGTGGTAAGGCGCTGCAGGCCGTCTACTACTGACCAGGCATCCTTGTTGTCGCTTGCGACATAAAAAACGGGTAACGGGATACGCAGCAATATAGACTCAATAAGGCGCCCCTTCCGTGCAGAATCCCAGATTCGTGCGCGACGCTGAAACTCTGGCGCTAGATCAATTTCGCCATGGTCAATTCGAGTGCTGATGAGCGAAATGGTCTTAGTTTCCCGTGCGACCTTGATTTTGTCTGGATCAAAAGGCCGTTCGATTGGCAGGATCTCGTTTGAAGGGTCGGGCAGTTCTTCCTCGACTCCGGTCGGTTCATCGTCTTCGATGTTTTCAACGATACCCTTTTCTTTTTCGCTCATCTTGGCTCTCGTTGTTTAAAAGGCCGACATCTTTCTTCCTCGTCACCTTTACCTGTTACGATTGATGGCGTCTAGGTCGAAGGTCTCTGGGTTTTCTGGTTGAACCATGACTCAGGCCGGCCACTACTGTTGGCAAGATTTGCTCACTTCAGCCTGCCTTCTCCCTCACCACATACCCTGCCACAAAGTTCACCGCCCCTTGCCCCAATGCGAGCCCGCCCGCGACGAGCGATGCCCCCACCTCCCCACCACAGGCTTCCGAAAGCCCCGGCAGCCAGGGCGCGATAATCGCAGCCACGATCGGGCCAAGGAGGCTCGTCCAGCCGACGGCGGCCATCTTGCGGGTGGGGCGCAGGCTGGGTTGGTTGATCAGGTTCATGATGGTCTCTCCTTTAATGCGTTTCAGGCCCGGTTGATCCAGGTGCGCACGACGAAGCCTGGGCAAGCTTTGGCGGCGTGGTCGTTGTGACCGGTGATGCGGGTGATGCTGGTTTCCGCGCGGATGGCGTCGATCAGGCCCCGCAAGGCCCGATCCTGGGCGGCGGTGAAGTTGCGCTCGAAGGGATCAGTGGCGGCCGAACCCGCGCCGCCGATCAGGCAGATATGGATCACGCCGCGATTGTGACCCTCGACCCCGGCGCCGATCTCGGTCTCGGCGCGGCCGGGCAGGATTGCACCGTCGCGATCGATCAGGTGGTGGTAGCCGATCTTGCGCCAGCCGCGTTCTTCGCGGTGCCAGCGGTCGATCTCCTTGCGCTTGGCAGTGAGGGGCTGACCGCGCATCCAGTCGGGGTGGGTGGCGGCGCAGTGGATGACGATTTCGTCCACCGGATAGCGGGCGCTGCCTTGGAAGATCATCGGCCCGCCTGGCACTGCGACCGCAGGCTTCAGGTTGCGGATCGCGCCGCCCTCGTTGGCGACGGCCTTCAGCGCGGCATCAGTGCGGGGGCCGAAGATGCCGTCGATCGCGCCTGTGTAGTAGCCGAGGCGCGCCAGCGCCATTTGCAGGGCTTTCAGCGCATCGATCTGGTCTTTCATGGGTGTGGTCCTTTCGGGCAAAGAAAAACCCGCCGGAAGGGCGGGGCGCGGGTCGTTCTGTGCGGAGTTCAACCGGCCTTGGGCGGGTCCGGCGGCGGCGATTGCGCCTCCCGGGCGGCGGCCAGTTCGGCGGCGAGAAGGGCGCAGCGTTCAGAGAGGATCGCGATCTGCTGGCGCAGTTCGGCGACATAGGCTGATGAGGCGGCAGGCGACATAGGGGCTCCTTTGAGGATCAGAAGTCGGTTTCGAGGTAGAGGCCGGTGCATTCAAAGGCGACGGCCGCGGCAGTGGCGCCGTTGTTCAGAAAAAGGCGCGGGGCAAGGAAGGTCGCAGCCTGGGGCAGGTCGGTCGTCACTTCCTGTTCAAAGACGGCGCCGGTCAGCTCATTGACGGCGCGCAGCCAAATCGAGCTGCCCGCGGCCGGACACCAGATCGTGAGGGTAATCAGCCCGGCCGTCGCGACCGGGAACCCGGCACCGAGATCCGCAAGGGTCGGCGCGCCGGTCGCGTCATTGCGGACGAGTTGCCAGTTCGTATGCGTGCCGCGCTGGAAGCCAAGGCCGATGGCTTCGACAAGGGTCGCCAGAGTTGTCGTCACGGCGAGGGCTGCGATCGATGCCAACAGGCCGAAGAAGCCCATCCCGGTTGCCTGAAGAGTCGTCAGGCTGATCCGCGAGACAAAGGTGAAACCGCCCAGACCCGCGGCATTGCCGCGCCAGCAGGTTGTGACGGCCGAGCGCTGATCGCAGACCGAATCCGCCACAGCCGCCGAAGTGACGCGCCAGCGCCGGGAGCTGTTCAAGAGCGATCCGGCGCTCAAGGCGGTGTGGCTCACCGTGCCGACGCTGGTCAGCGCGATCCCCTGCGCCGCGATCGTCGTGCCGGACACCGGTGCCCAGATGCCGATGCGGTTCAGCCCGGTGTGGGGTTGCAGCGGGAAATCCCGCCCTGATGGCCTGATGACTTCTAACCAGGGCGCGCCCGCGCGCTGGCGGCCATAGAGCGCTAGCTTTCCCGCGGGGGGCACAGCCGGGATCGCAGCAAGGCCGGGCAGGATCAGCGGCTCCGGGAACTCGGCCCGTCCAGTGGCGCGATCGATCACAAAGGCATCGAAGAAGGTTGAGCCGTTCGGCGACACCTTCAGCGTCACATCGTCGGACCCGAGCAGCCCAAACAGTGCCCGTGCCGAAAACCCCGTCTTCAGGGCAAGGCTCGCGTCATTCCCAGCGGCGGCCTTGTTGATCGTCGCCTCATGCGACCCGCCAGCATTGTTCAGAAGCGTGGCGGCCGCGTTCACGCTGAGCCGGTTCGAAGCATCGGGCGAGGCACCGCCCAGACCCAAGCCCAGCGCGGTGACGTTCGCCGCCGCCGCGCCGATCGCGGTCACGCTGGCCGCAAAGGTGACGCTCGGCGTGTTGATGATCGTGCTGCCCAGCGCCCCGGCGGTGGTCGAGCCGAGGTTGATCACCGTCGTCGATCCGGCCGCGCCGCCGGTGCCCAGGTTCACGGTCTTGGTGACACCCGTGGTCGTGCCGCCGGTGCCAAGCCCATAGGCCGCGGTGGTTGTGGCTGTGCCGATCGTGACCGCCGCGTTCGAAAACGTCGTGGCACCCGTGAAGGTCTGTGCCGCGTTGCCGAGATGAGCGAGGGTCGCCGACAGGTTCGGCAGGCTGAAGGTGCGCGTGGTGCCCGCCGAGACGCCGGAGAGATCGAAGGCCGCGAGCCGCGTCGGATCGGCATCATCGGCCAGGCGGAAGAGGTTGTCCGGGAAGGGAAGCGACGCTTGCCTCACCCAGACACCGCCCAGAAAGGTCAGGGCGGCATCAGTCGCGCGATCCCAGACGGACCAGCCTTCCGTGGGCGGATAGAAGGCCCAGGCCCCATCCTGCCAGGCGGCGATCGCAAAGGCTTGGCCCGCCCAGGCGCTAGTCGGTGCCGCGCCCACGACATAGCGGGCGCCATCGATCGGCGATCCGGGCGGGGTATTCAGACCGGTGCTTTCCACAGCGGGTTGCACGAGGGCATCAATGGCACGGAAGGCCTCGTTGACGGTGATGTGCTTCTGCGCCTGGTTCGCCTCGAGGAAGGTGAGCCGCAGGTTTGGTGTGTCGGCCATGGGGCCTCCGGATCAAAGGGTGATGTCGAGGATCGCGCCGCGGCCCAGCGCGCCGACCTGCGCGATGCGAAACGCGAGGGAGCCGGAAACCGGTGCGCCGAAGTCGGCTGTTTGCAGCGCCGCCGTATAGGTGAAGGCGGGGGTGGTGAGGCCGGACACCGTGCGCACCACCACCGCCCCGTTCAGCACGTCGAGTTCATAACCCTCCGCCGCCTCACTAAGCGGCACCTCTGTCAAGGCCCAGTTGTCGCCCGCAAAGGCCCGGGTGCGGCGGGTCCAGCTGAGGGCGATATCGCCGCCGGGCAGGTTGACCCGTCGGGCGTGACACGGCCGCCAAGGCCGCAAGCCGCGCGCCGAGGGCGCGAAGGTGACGGCCAAATTCGCGGGATCGCCTGCGGGCTTGCTCGAGGCGCCGATCCGCCAGTTCCAGGCCGCGCCATAATCGGCGCTGCCGATCGGCAGTGGTTTGACCCCACCGTCCAGCACAACGACACGCGCCCCGGCGGGGGCCGGATTGGCGATGGCGTCCTCGGTGCCCAAGAGCCCGCGGAGCAACCGGGTCAGTCGCCAGCGCCCGGGGGATTGCAGGCTGGCGGTGGCGAAACCGACAATCTCCCACAGATCGGGGGCCGTCTCGATCGCCAACCAGTTCGTGCCAGAAAACACCGCCGCATCGCTGACGCTGGCGAACTGGCCCGCAATCATGTCGACCCAAAGCTCATTGCCCCGGTCGAAGCGGTTGGTGGGTCCGGCATAGAAGGGAAAGGCCAAGGTGCCGAACCATCCTGGCCGCGAAATCGTCGTCAGGACTGCAAACCCGTCCGTCGATGCCGATCGCCAGACCGCCGCCGTGCCATACCACGGGGCAGCGTGGGCCGCGGCATAGGGCTGCCAGTCCGGGAAATCCTCCGAGAGCTGTGGCAGGTTCATCAAGGCAACCAGCGGCGGCCCATAGACGGCCCTCGCCCCGGAAGTCGCGCCGCGATCGCTGCCAGGGGCAAGATCGTAAATCGCCCGATCCGAACGGCGCGCCTCAACCCGCCGCCCAGCGCCATCGGTGATCGAGGTCAGGGCGAATTCGATCAGGCGGTTGTCGTGGTCCAGCAGGATCACATCGGCGGGGTCCAGCGCCAGGCGCGACGGCGGCAAGGTGAAGCTCGCCTTCTCGCGCCCGACCCAGGCCTCGAAGAGGGCACGGCGGACCCCGCGCTCGGCAGAACCGCTGGTCGAGGCGATAGGCAGTTGCTCCGCCGAAATCCGCGCCGCGTCGACGGTGATCCGGCGCGCCTCCACAGTGATGCCTGCGAATTCCTCGTCGCGCGCCATCAGGCGCCACTTGAGGGCGAGGGGCAGTTCGGTCTCTTGCGCGCGGGTCAGTTCCAGATCCTCGGCCTCGCGGCTGGCAGCGACGAGGCTGTCGAGGGTGATCGTGGCCACCGGCCGCTGCCCCCGCATGCGGAAGCGGATTTTGCCCTCGGCCTCGAAGGCGTCGAAGCCGAAAAGGCGGGCGAGGGTCTCGATCGAGGCGCGGGGGCTTTCGATCGCGTTGACCGCAAAGCCCGGCACAGACCCGGCCAGATTGGTGACATCGAGGTTAGCAGCAATCCCAGCGCGGGCGCAAAGTTCGGCCACGAGTTCGGCAAGGCCCGTCGCCCCGGCGCGGCCGGTAAGCCAATGCCCCAGCCGCCAGTTCTCGGCATCGGACCAGACATCGCTGCGGGCCGGGAAGGCCGGGAAGGGGCGGGCGTCCCATGTCCAAAGGGCAATCTCGGCGGTCTCGATCATCCGGCCGGAATAGAGGGACGCCGAGGGGTTGTTGGCCGGATTGGCCCAATAGCCGATCAGGGCCTCGGCGTAGCGGCGCTGGATGAACTCGTCCGGCCAGCCACGCGAGAAATGCGGCAGCAGGGATTCCGAAGATTTAGGATCGACGAAGACATTCGGCTGGTTCGTGCCGCGATCGACGCAAGGCGCACCTGCTTCGGTAAATCTGATCGGTTTTGACCCCGGCACCCAAGCCGTCGGCCCGCCGCTTTCCACGCCACCGGGGCGGTTGATGTGCGGCTGGCTCCACCAGTTCCGCAGGTCCTTCGGGCGGAAAACCCAAGGCTTGCCCGCACCATCGGTGATGGGGGTACGGATTTGCGCCAGGCGATCGGCCGAGGAGGCGTAGAACCAGTCGTAGCCTTCGCCGCCTTCGATGTTGGCTTGCAGATAGGCGGTCTGGTGCGGGCCGGTCCATCCGGCCAGGGCGTCGATGTGATCGTCACCGTCTCGCCAGTCGGAGAGCGGCAGGTAGTTGTCGATGGCCACGAAATCGACATTCGGCGAGGCCCAGAGCGGGTCGAGGTGGAAGAACACGTCGCCGGTGCCATCCGCGGGCTGATGGCCAAAGTATTCCGACCAGTCAGCGGCATAGCTGACCTTGGTGGCAGGCCCGAGGATGGCGCTGACGTCGGCGGCCAGTTGCACAAAGGCGGTGACGGCGGGATAGGTCGAGGCGCCGGAGCGGATTTGCGTGAGGCCGCGCATCTCGGTGCCGATCAGGAATGCGTCCACGCCCCCGGCCGCGGCGCAGAGATGGGCATAATGCAGGATCATCCGACGCAGGCCCCAATCGCTGGGGCTGCCGGTGAAGCTAACTGTCGTGCCCGAGACCGCGAACTGCGCGGGTGCGGCCGACCCGAAGAAGGCCGCAACTTGTGTCCCCGCCGCGGCCGTCTTGTCCACCGTGCCCGCGAAGCCTGCCGCGGGGCTGCAGGTGATCCGCCCGCGCCAAGGATAGACCGGCTGGCCGATGGTGGTGCCGTTCGGCGAATAGGGGTTTGGCAGGGTGTTGGCCGCCGGGATATCCATCAGAATGAAGGGGTAGAAGGTGACGCGCTTCCCCCGGGCCTTCAGTTCCTGAATGGCCTGCACCACCGCCGCATCGGTCGGCGTGCCGCCATAGGCCGGGCCGCCGTTGACGGTGGAAACGACATGCGCCGCGGCGCGTGTCACACCGTTCACCTGCCAAACCATCGGGGTGGTGGTCTTGGTGGTGGATTCGACGCCTGGCTTGATCTGGCAATTGCCCGCGCGCAGATCGGTGCCGAACCAAGAGACGACGAGGGAGACGGCCTCGCACTCCGGCAAGGCGGCGTCCAGTCGGTTCAGCGAGGCCACAAGATCGGGCAGACCTTCGACGCTGTTCTCGTTCTCCGGAGTGGCGGTGCCATTGCCGCCGCCGCTGTTCCAGAGGCCAGGCGCGGCCGTGGTGCGGGTGACGGTCTGGGTGGCATAGACGAACTCGCCTGCCGAGGGGATCAGGTTCACGGCACGGACAAGGCGCTCCATGGCGGCGGGATCGGGCGAGGGCCGGATCACCTCGAAGGACAGTTGCGGCAGCCGGTTCCCGAAACTCTCGAGCGCCAGATCCTCGAACACGACATAGGCGACGCCACGATAGGCCGGGGCTTGCCCAGCGCCCTCCTTTGCCTCGATGAAGGGATCGGGCATCTGGCTTTCCGTGCCGAGATGCACCCGGATCACGGCGCCCGGCACATCGAAGGGTTTGCCATCGGCCCAAATGCGGCAAACGCCGCCGATCGGGCCCTCGCACAGCGCCACGGCGAAGGAGGCGTAGTAGCGATAGCCTTCGGTCACGACCTTGGGCCCGCTGCCTTTGCCGCCGCCTTGGGTCTGGCGGAACTGCTCTTCGCGGAAATCCGTGGCCCAGATGATGTTCCCTCCGAGCCGCATCGTGCCGTAAAGCCGCGGGATCACGGCGCCTTCGGTCGCCGAGGTCAGGCGCAGATCGTCAAGCTTCGCCCCTTCGATCCGCTGGTCGGGGGCGAGGGAGCCGATGATCAGGCTGTCGATGACGGAGCCCGCGAACGACCCAATGGCGCCGCCGATCGTGGCGGCGCTGAAACCGAGAAACGCACCACCGAAGGCGCTGCCGATTGCGGAACCGGCGGCGGCGAGGAGCATGGTTGCCATGGGGATCAGCCTGGAAAGAGGAAAGCTGCCACGGCGCGACGGCGCCAGGGCTGGGTGAAAGGTTCGCGCGTGACGCCGGTGGTCTCGCGGGCATGGATGAGTGCAGGGCCGGGAACGAGGATGCCGCAGTGCTTGGCCGGGCCGCTTTCCACCATGCGGAACAGGATCAGCGTGCCGGGTTCGGCCGCGCCCACCGGGATCTCGATCAGGAAGGCACGAGCCGCCTCCCACATCACTTCGCGGCCGCTGCTTTCGCCCCAATCGCGGGTATAGGGCGGCGGGGCGACGGGTTCGGCCCCGTGCAGATCGCGCCAGATGCCTCGGGCAAGCCCGAGGCAATCGGTGCCTAGACCCCGAGCTGAGGCCTGATGCAGGTAAGGCGTGCCGAGCCAGCTTTCCGCGATCGCCACCACAAGGGCGGGATCGGCCTGGGCGTGGGTCTCAGCCATCTGCGAGGGGGCGCAGGGGGGCGCCGGAGTTGGTGTCGGTCTCGTTCGGGTAGCGGGTGACCAGATCGTCGCCGGGGATCGACGGAAAGCCGCGGAAGTTCAGCGCATTGCCAAAGCGGTCGCGGCAGGTGGCGTGGCGCTTGTCGCAGCCTGCCGTGATCGCGAAGGCGTCGCCCGGTGTGATTGGGCGCACCGGCGCTTCGATCAGGGTGATCGTGGCCGTGCCGCTGGCGAGGGTGTGGCTCGCCACCTCCGCCCGCCGCTCGGCATTGGCGCCGGAGGTCCATTCCACCACCCCGAAATCGAACCACCCCGAGGCAAAGGCCCCGAGGCCCGTTGCCACGGTAAACCGCCGGTCGCCGATCGTGCCTGCGACCGCGCCGGTGCCCCGGTAAAGCGGCCCCGACAGGTTCACCCCGCAGCGCGCATCGCCCAGCGTCGCGTCGCAGAAATACTGAAACGTCCGGCCAACAGGCTGGTTCAGCAAGTGCGCCAGCGCCCGCACTTCGGCGGTGAATGCCTGACGCCCCCGCCTTATCTCGCCCATGCTGCCGCGGCGCATCAGCACGCGCTGGCTGACCGCTTGCCAGTTCACCAGCCAAACCTCGACTGCGGCATTGTCCCAGAGGCCATCTGCGATATCGGTTTCGGTTATCCGGTCAGACCTGAGGGCGCCTTGCACGTCCTGGGCGTCAACGGACAGATCGCCGAGGCTTCTGATCTCGCTGGCAGCAAAACCGGTCTCCGGTTCGAAGCTGGTGCCCGCAAAGACGAGTACCCGGTCATGATCGGTGAAGCCGAAGACGGCGCCATCCCGGCGTTGTAGCCGCCAGCACCACGCAAGTGTGGTCGTGCCGGAATCCAGATGTGCCTGGAACCCAGAGGGCAGGGTCTTCATGGGGTGCGGTCCTGTTGTTCGAGGCGGCCGACGGCGGCGCCGATCCGGGCGATGTTCTCATCCAGGCGGATCATCCGCTCTTCGATCACGGCGATCGCGCGGAGAGCCTCGGCCATGTCGCGGATTTGCTCGGGTCGGATCAAAAGGAGGTCATCCATCTGCCGTTCGATCATCGCGACGCGTGTGTTGATGATCCCGGCCCACCAGATCGCCGCGCCGCCTTGGGCGGAAAGGGCGAGGGCAAGTGAAACGTAGGCGACAAAGCCCATGGTGTTGCGGTCTTTGGGTGGGGTCATCGGCGCACCTCGATTAGCGGAATAGAGGGAATGGAGCCGGTGCGTTCGATGTCGAGCGTTACGGGCAATTCGTCGGTGTCGAAGCGCACCGGCACGTCGAATTCGAACCCGGCCCGGATCACGGCGCCGGTGGTGGGAGGAACGGCGAAGGTGACAATCCCGGTGGAAGTGTTGACCGACCATCCCGATCCGTGCGCGACCCCGTTCAGCGAAACTGTCACCGTGCCAGCGACTGGCTTCAGGATCGCGCGCGCCCACGATTGCACGCCGGAGGCATAGGTCTTGGTCAGGGCAAAGGTGGTGATCGATCCGTTGCCGGTGCCGATGATCTGGTCGGTGGGCGCGGGCGCGGCCGAGGGCAGGCAGGATTTGTAGTCCGACCAATCCTTGAACCGAAACGCGTGCAGGCGGCCGTTGCGGGCCTCGAAGAAGGCCACGACCGCGGCCAGATCGTCGGCCCGGCGCACGCCATAGGAGACGTCATAGCGGCGGCGCGAGTTGGCCCAAGAGGCGTTGCGTTCCTCGTCGCCGGAGGCCAGTTCGACGATGCGTGTGCGGCGTTCCGGCCCGCCCTTGGCACCCCGGCTGATGCTGTCGGGAAACCTGATCTCGTGAAACGCCATTCACCTGTTCCTTCGGCCATAGGCCACGGCCCGGGCGATGTCGGAAGCCACTTGCGCGCGGGAGGCGCGGAAGCTCTCGGCATCGCGGGCATAGATATTGACGGTAGTGCCTGCCCCGCCTTCCCAGGCGCGGGTCTCGGCACGGTTCAGAACGCGTTCGCCGCGCAGAAGGACGGCGGCATATTCGTCGGAGCCAAGGCCCATCCCGCCGCCATTGTGAAAGCGTGGGGCAGCGGCCAGCGCGGCCGCGGGGATCATCATGCTGGAAGGCCCGGGCACTCGGCCGCCCGAATGATAAACCCCGGCCGAGATCGATCCACCGCCGATGCCGCCACCGATCCCGCCCAGAACCCCGCCCAGCGCCGAGGCGAGGGGGCCGAAGACGAAGCGGCGGAAGGCGATCTTCGCCAGATCAGCGATGATCGAGGTCGCCAAACTGCTGAAATCCAGCTTCCCCGTCCGGACGAACTCGGCGACGGCCTCTTCCCCAGCGCGAAAGGCCGAAGTGATCGCTTCACCGACGCTGCCGCCCCAGTTCGCGGCCTCTGAGGCATAGGTGGAGAGCGCCTCGCTAACTGCCGCCCAACCGGTTGCCGCAACATCGGCGGCGGCGGCGACTTCCTCGGCTGTCTGCAAAGGCCCTCCGCCGCCGCCCGCGCCGCCCTCTGCCGGATCGTCGGGCGTGATCGAGATTTGCAGCGCCCTATCGCGGACGTCGTTGAAGTATTCCGACAGGGGCGAGCCTGAGACGATGCCGCGGATTTGCGCCGCCAGCGCCGCCCTACGTTCGGCATCGCGGGCGGCATAGGGGTTCGCCACGCTGTCAATCCGAAACGTCGCCGGGTCCAATGTGGATAGGGCCGGATCAAGGCCGACAGCTTCGAGGGCCGCGTTTGCCGCCTCGGCCAGGGCGTTGATCCCCGACAGGGCCTTCTCGATCATCCAGTTGACCGCATCGATCACCGCGTTCGCGGCACCAACCGCAACGGCCCCGACAGCATCCGGCACGCCCTGGAAGGCGTAGGTAGCGCCCGCGGCCGCGACTTTGAAGGCGTTGATGACGAGGTCGCCCATCCAGATCACGCCGTCGACAATCCGCTCCCAGGCCCAATCGGCCCAGGCGACGGCGTTGTCCCACCAGCCCCGGATCGTGTCGAAGACGGGCTTGCCGATCTGGTAGACGTTCTCTGCAAAGACCTGCCAGGCCGCCCGCGCAACGTCAGTGAAGCTGACCTGCGCGCCAGTGGTCTCGTTGATCTCGTTGCGCATCCCCGCAATCGCCGCCGAGCCCAGCGCCACGGCGGCCGTCACCAGCGGGAAGCGCCCGGCGACTTGTAGAACCCCCTGGCCAAGGGTGCGCGCCATGCCGCGCAGATCGCGGAAGAGCGCGCCGACGCCGCCATTCCCGAACCCATAGATCTGGGAAATCTGGCTGCCTTGCTGGGCCATGACCATGAAGGGATTCATGCCGCCCGCCAGCGACACCCCGATATCCTGAAGCTGGAAGGACAGGTTCGCCATGCGGTGGCTGGCATTACGGGTGGCCGTGCTCATCCCGCCAAGCGCGGTGGTCCGGCCCTTGATTGCCGCGATGCTGGCCAGTGTCGCCTGCCGTTCCCGCGAAATCGCCGCCGTCATCTCCTCGGCCGAGATTGCCCCCACGCGGTGCGCCTGCCGGATCTCGGTGAGGGTCGATCGATACTCCCGCACCACCGCGAAAAGCGGGTTGTGCTTGGCGCGAAGATCATCAAGGGCCCGGCCATAGGCTGCAACATCGGCTGCATCGCGGGCCATGCCGCCGGAGACGCCGGTCGATCGGTTCACGGTGTTCATGACGGTGCCGGAAACGGCGCCCGCCTGGCGCAAGGCGCTGGCCGCCCGGGCAGCGCGGTCGGCGAGGTCCTGCATCTGGCGCATGGCCTCGCCTGCTGAAACCCCGGCGGCGTTCAGACCTGCCGCCGCCCTGGGGCCTGCCGCTTCGATCAGGGTCAGCGCCCGGGCGCCTTCCTGGCCGATGCCCACCAGTTCTGCCTTCAGCGCCTGCCCACCGGTCGCCACAAGGCGCACCGAGACCCGGCGTTCAGTTCGTGTCGTCATGGTTATGGGCTCTCACTTGGGCGTTGATGCCGCGCACGGCGTAGGGTTCGATCACGGGCAGGAGTTCGGCCGCGATCAGCCGGTTCAGGCCCAGCGCCTCGGCCATGGCCAGGGCTGCGGTCATGTCCCAGCCCACCACACCGCCGGGGATGGCGCGAAATTGGCCGCGCAAGGACTGGGCCAGTTCCCAGACCTGCCAGGCTTCAAGTGTGCGGGGGCGGTGCAGATCAGCAGGGCAGGCGGGGCAGGGCTTCACGCATCCGGCGCAGTAGCTTTCGCCCCCGCCGAAGTGCCATTCGGCAAGGGCGCGGAGGCGTTTCCCTCATCGGCCAGGATCAGGCCTTTGGCGACATAGTCGGTCTGGAAGCGCTGAAAGAGCGGGAAGAGGTCCAGAAGGGCGGCCACAGCCTCCGGCGTGGGCGGCACTGGATAGCCCTCGGCATTGCCGACGCCCTCCCACTCAAGGATGGCGAGCGACCCGATCGCCTTGGCCAGGGCGACGGCCACCTGATCGGCGGGGGCATCTTCGGGGAGGCTGGCAACTTGGCTGTCGCTGCGGGCCGCCCCGATCAGGGCGGAGGTCAGCGGGGCAAGGCGCAGGCGCACCCCGCCGCCGAGGTCGAGCCAGGCGGGTTCGGGGGAGAGGTTCAGGCGGATCATGAGTGTGGCTCCTCAATAGCTGGTGGTCGTGTTGACAAGGACGGCTGTGCACATGCGGGCGGGCGAGGTGGCCCGCGCCGCTTGCCATTCGAAGGTGGCCTGCACGCCCTGCGGCCCGTTGATCGGGATGCGAGGCCGCGGCAGGTAGGCGGCGTGCACGGTGAAGGTGAGGGAGGCGTTTGCCCCAAGGCTCCAGGCGAAGACCAGTTCGCAGGGATCACCGGCGATCGCCTGGTTCACCAGTGTCAGATCGGCGAACCGTGCCTCGATCGATCCGGTCAGGGCCGCCATCGATGGGTCCAGCCCCTCGAGGAGACCGTCGTTGCGGATCGTCTCGATCCGGTCGAGGTTGTTGGCATAGGACACCTGCGCCGAGACGATGTTGCCCAGCGCGGCCCCGTTCCGGGTGATCGATCCTTGGAAATTGCCGAAGCGCTGCAAGGGCAGGGTGGCGTCCGTCAGCACACCGGCGGCGGTCGTTGCCGCCACCGTCTCTCCCCGGCCGATCAGGCCGACCGTCGCCGTCAGCAGCCCTGAGCGCTGTGATTGCCACTGGATGCGATCGGCGACGAGGCCGGAATACATCGCGAACCGCGGCACATCGGGCATCTGGGTCTCGATCGCCATGCTCGGCAGCGTGAAGCCGCCCGATTGGAAGGTATGCGTGCGCGGCGTGGTGCCGGTTGTTACCGGCTGGCCGAAGATCGCCTTCAGCCAGAAGCCGAGGTTCTCGGCATCCATCGGAATGACGACATCGCCGTCGACGTTCACCGCATCGCGGATCGGCGCCTGCGGATCGCGGCCGTAGCCGAGAAGTTCAGGCGACAATAGCCCCTGTTCGGAGCCGAGCGTCGTCGTGGCAAAGGGCATCCGGCGATAGCCGCTGGCGGGCGGCGTGCCGTAAACGGATTCGAAGGCGAACGCGACTTGCGTCCGCGCGCCTGGCTGGCGGGCCATGGGTCAGTCCTTTCGGGAGGGTGTCAGGTCAGAGAAGCGGGTCGGTGTTGGCGTAGGCGATGATCACCGGGATCACCGCGGCCTTCAGACCCTCGTTGCCGTCGATCGCCAGCAGCACCGGTTCCGGCGCTTCGGGCGTGATGTAGTCGCAAAGGCCGCCCAGCGTCCGGTCAGCGGCCAGCGCCGTGCCGATGGCAAGTCGCAGGGCGTCGAAAGCAGCATCCCGGGCGGCCGGGGTGCCATCGACCACCACTTCGATCTCGGCGCGGTGTTCGTAGTAGTAGCCCGGCGGCGACAGCCACACCTCCGGCGGCCCCGGGTCGCCATCGCGCAGGGTCACCACCCCGGCGGCAGGCACCTTCTCGGGCAGGATCGTGTTGCGCAGCACCTTGGCCCCTGGCGGCATCGCGCCGGACAATAGGGTATAGAGCGACACGAGCAGGCGCTCGGCCGTGGATTGGGTGGGCATGGGGTGGGGTTCCGGTTAGTGGCTGATAATGCAGCGATTATCTGTGAAGGTTGTTCGCTGGGCTGTGGGCCAATCGCAGAATGAGGCCGATTAGTACCACATCGACCGAAAACAGGCGGATCAAGGCTGCATGTCTCTGCCGCAAATCCTTTGAACGAAAGTGGCAACGTTCGCAGCGCATAGGTCCTCTGGTTCAGGTTCAAACATTTCACTTGGCCCAGCGGAAAACATCCACGCTAAGACTCTTGATGGATCACTGCCCATTTCTGCGATGTATTGCGCGACCAGGCCATAGAGCTGGTCATCGAACGGGATTGGAACACCTGCGCCGGTGTAGATTTGATGAAACCCGAGTCGATGAGGCGCTGCCCAGACGACCCGCCGATTCCCACCAAGGAAAACAAGGGGGCAGGCCGAGTAGCAGTTGCCATAGATGGTTGTATCCAGCCCCCTTCCACGGATGAGCAGCCCAGCAATCAGGGCATCTCGAACGCTTCCGCCCCCGCTACCAAGCGTGACTTCTGAGACAGACGGATTGGCATTGAGGGCTTGCTCGAACCGTTCCGCAAACCCCGTATCGATATCGCCGTAGACATGGAGTTGCGTTCCATCCGCCACAAATTCCGCCTCCGGCCTGGCTGCTTCCATGAACAGGGTCGAGGCGATCCCAAACTCACCGACGCAGTCCAGATTCCATCGGTTGATGCGCTGGTCTTCTGTTGCGCTCTTCGCCCAGCGCGCAGCTGCAACCCAGTTCTCAAGCGATATCGAGAAGACCAGTAGGTCGTGGGGATCGGACCGAGCATCCATCGGTGGATAGTCGAACTCTTCGAGATGCCTGATCGAATCTTGGTGGCCGAGCATCCTCCCCAAGATTGCACATTGGTGTTCGAGGCTTTTGTAACCGTTGTACATCGTTCCAGCGTGGCTGGTCCCGCCCACTTCGACCGCATATTCGAAGTATTCCGATGCCGACTGTTCAACGGTGGCAATAGCATCGTCCCAGCTATCGGCTCTCGCCGTGCCTGCGACAAAGCAGGTCAAGAGCATTGCCGAGGTCAGCCAAACCCTAAGAAACGGAAACAAATGTATATTCCTTGCCGATGACGCGCTCTTTCGACTGAACTCCAAGCCGCAGCAGGAAATCAACATCAATCGTCACCCCTTCCACGCCCCCAAGATCGCCCCCGGCAGTCGGGCCGTCGCATCCCGCGCCAGCCCATCAAGGTCCAGCTTCTTCGGCATCTTCACCTGACGCAGCAGCAGGAACACCGGCACCGTTTGCGCGCCGGTCAGGATGCCATCCCGCCGCCGCTGACCACCTTTTGCCGCCGCCAGCCCTCGGCTGTTCAGCCGCGCATCATCGGCCACCAGCAGGCTTGGCCCGTTTCGGCGATAGACGAACCTCAGGCGCATGCCGGTGCGATGTTCCCAGCGCCAGGGCGTGATGCGCTGTCGGCCAAGGCCTGTGATGCCCGCGGCAGGCAGGGGGATGGCTAGCCAGAGGCCGTCCTTGCCACGGATCAGCACGCCGCCGTCGAAGGCGTGCAGGATGTCTGGCGCTTTGGTCCAGACGAGGCTGGCGGCGCGAAGGGACGTGCCCGAACGGGGGAAGTCGGCCTGCCGGACAGAGTTGGCGAGGCGCGACTCAAGCCCTGATGCCCGGACCTGTCCCCGCCAGTCGTCGCGCAGACCCCGCGCGGCGGCAAAGACGCCGCGGGTGACCGCAGCCTCGGCCTCTTGCAGGATCTCGGTGGCGATCGCCGCCAGATCGCCGTCAATAGTGGCGCCGATCTTCATGCCTCCCGCGCCTCTGCCTTCCAGACGTGACGCAGGGCGTCGCGCAGGGGGGCGCCCCGGACCTCGTAGATCACGCCGCCGATCTCGAACGTGTCGCCCGGAACAAGGGCGCCCAGCGCGGCACACTCGACATCGATCATTACGCTGTCGGTGACAAACCGGCCTTCGCCAAAGCCCGTCACCGCATCCGGCCGTCGCAGCATCACGCGGACGGCCAAAGGCGCGCCAGCCCCGCCCGATCGCCATACCGCATCCTGCGCGAGGTTCGGATCGCGGAAGAGGGCGGCTGTCGCGGTGGCGAAGGCCGACATTTCAGGTCGCGCCCCCATTCAGGCGCACGATGCCAGTGGTATCGCCCGCACCGCCTGCGACCGCCTGCGTCGCGATGCCGATCCGGGTGTTGCCCGTCAGGACGTTGGTCGTCCGGCTGGCCGCCGCATCCCAGTAGATCGTCTGGCCAACCGTCCAGGCCTGCGAGGGTGCCTTCGGCAACGAGAACACGCCCACCAGTCGTATCACGGCGGTTTCGCCGATCGCGGCGGCCCCCTCGGCCACGCCGAAGATGCTGCCGACCAGCACGCCCTGACCGGAGGCGATCACGGCGGCGGCGGTAATGTTGATGGTTTCGCCATTGGCGATGAAGTTCTTCACTGGGAGTATTCCTCATGTTGGAATGCGAAAGGGGCGCGTTGCGCCCCTTTCATTAGTTTCTATTTTCACCAAGAAAGACGGTGAGCTAACCGCGGCGCTTTACATGATTCACCTTTGATGGATCTTCAATCGCCTGTAGTCGCAAAGCATTCTCCCGATCTTGCTCAATTCGAGCGTCGAGAATGCAGAATGCAAGTCGCACTACTTCAGACTGGGTTTTCGCTCCGGTAACGGACATCAGACGAATTAGCCGCTCGTGAGTGAGTGGGCTGAGATTGGCATTGAGCCGACGCACTTTTGTTCCGGTGATAGACCCATCATCAGATTGTCCCGTGAACTTTCTCGACCAGTTTTGATCCTTTCCATTCTTGTTTCCATCATAATCCTTGGCAGTGCTGTGATTGCCAAAGATAATACGCGTACCATCGGCTTCCTCGATGCCATCAAACTCAACGATAACGCGCTCATACTCAAGAAGCGCAAAGCGGATGAGTTCGCTGAAGGAATCAACATCTGCGCGTTCCTTCAGTTTAACGAGGTCGTCAAAGGTCGACGGTTCCAGCCGCATTCCCAGCTGGTAGGGCGGTGTGGTAGATTTGGTTACAGAGCGCTCAAGGCGACGAGCCTCCAAATCTACAATACCAGACACTGTACTTCCTGCATTCGTTTCTCCTTCGCTAGAGTTGATAGAGGGTTGAAGGCAAAGCCTATGTAGCCGCGCCCATGGTTTCCGATCGGTCGGGTTAAGCATAGCTAGTCGACTCCTCGTAGTTTCATCGCACCTAAGTCTTGTTCCAATCGAAGTTAGGTTACGGAAGAAGCACAAAACGGCTGAAGTGGAGGCCCCCAAGTGCTCGGCTCGCCGAACAGGAGTTTTGGCATGGCCCTTTAGGACCATGTATCTCCGTGAAAGGCGTCTGTTGAGCGAGAGCTGCACTTGGGGATTCTCCTATTTCGCCAGCTTCTTCGGGTCCACGTTTTCGATAGGGAGGCTCTGGCTCGATCCGATCAGCTTGGTGTTATGAAGATCAGCCTCGCGAGCATCGCCGTCGATTACAGGACCGTCCGAAACACACTTCCCGGACTGCGACTCTTCCTTCGTCATTTCCCCGTCGACGGAAATTCCAAAGAACCGAAACCGCAGCTTGAAGAAGCTTCGCTTCGTCCGCATCGTGACCTCCTAGGTACGGTGCCGTTACAGTTGGGTTCGTGGTCGCCCCCGATCCCGGTGTCGTGGCCCCGAAGGCCCACTTAGTTTGAGCATCTCATAGTTGAGGTCTGTACACAAGATAGATGTACATTGATAGTGGCGGTGAAAGCAAAGGGCGTCAGACGCCTGCGTTGCGGAAGAGGCCGCGCCAGTCGATGGCCTTGGCGGCGAAGTCGTGGCGGGCCTTGATCTCGATCCCGTCCACCTCGAAGCCGGAACGGGTCTCGGTGTAGACGCCCTGCTGGCCCTCGAGATAGGCGAACTCGATCGTGTCGATCCGCGACGGATCGGCGGCCAGGAACCAGGGGTCGGGCCCAGCGGCGGGGATCAGGCGGGCTTCCTCGATCGGTTCCAGCCGGTTGGCGAAGGCATTGACCCCAGCGACCGCGTTCGGGGTGGTGGCGGTGACGTTCTTGCGCGCCTCCACCGACCGGACACCGGGCGGGGTGATGATGTAGCGCGGCAGGACGCTGATCTGGCGACCCTCGAGGCCCCGCTGGTTGCCGAAGAGGCGGTAGGCCTCGGCGAGGGTGGTTTCCGAGATGGTCCCCGCGGTGCCGAGGTTGGCGTGGGAGGCATGAAAGAGCGGGTTGCCGTCGGCCATGTTGGGGTTGGTCGAGAAGATCGAATAGACGAGGTCGCTTTCGAGATCAGCAGCGGCGGCGCCGAAGGCCGAAGGGATGCGGGTGAAGGCGTCGAGATCGTCGTTGATCAGGGTCTGGCGGGTGATGCCGACGATGCGGCCATAGGTGACGAGCGCATAGACCTCTCGGCTTTCGCCGATCGTGCCATAGGTGAACTCGCCCGATTCCGGCACGCGCAGGAGGTCCGGCGCGCCGCCCAGCTGGTTGCGGGCCACCGGCTTGAAGTCGGTGATGACGGCCTGCCGCGCCCAGGCGGTGAAGGTGCGGGGCGTGGTGTCGTAGGCCGCGCGCAGGGTCTTGTTTGCGACATTAGCCAGGATCAGAGGGAAGTCGCTGGTCGAATGTAGGCCGGAGCGGCCGATCAGGGCCTCGGTTGCGAGTTCCATCTTGGACAGGCCGCGCGTGGCGATGCCGCGCCGATCAAGCGCGTGGCGGGCCAGTTCGAGAAGCGTCAGGCCGCGGAACTCGCGGGCCCGGTCGGTCAGTTGCGCCCGGCCGGGATTGTGGCGGTGCAGCAGCGCCTCGGACATGGCGTCGCGATAGGCGGCATCTGCGGCCCCGGTGCCGCGGGCGGTGGCGGCAACAGGCTCCGATCCCCGGGCCGCCGGTGCATCGGCTTCGGCCAGCTTGTCGAGAATCGCAGCCCGTGCGGCATCGAGCGAGAGGCCACGGCGGATCAGATCGGCGGCAAAGCCCGCGCCCAGCGCGTGGCGTTCGCAGAGCGCCAACACCTCGGCCGCTGAACGGTTCGCCTCGGTGCGGATCGCATCGGGGGTGGGATCGATCGCGGGGGGCGCGATGGGCGCGGCGCGGGTTTCCACGGCGGCATCAGCTTCAGGCGCTTGGGTCTCGGGCATGGTGGTCCTCGTCTGGTTCGGGGAAGGGGCGGGCGTATCTGCCCGGGTGAGGAGGCAGGGGGTGAGGGTTTCAGTTCGGGCGTTGCCGGTTGCACCATCGGCGCCGCGAATGTGCGCGCCGGGATCGGCGGGCATGGCGACGGCGGAGATTTCCATCGGCTCCCAGTCGACGGCCCGCCACAACTCGCGCTGGCCTTGGGCTTTGGTGATGTCGTAGCGGTGGACTCGGTAGCCGACGGAGACGGCCGAGACCGTGCCATCCATGATCCGCTGCACGATCGGCGCGGCGTCGGGGGCGGAAGTCAGTCGGACCCGGGCAAAGCCCTGGCCTCCTTCGATCCGGGCCGTGCCGGGCAGGACGGAGCCAACCACGGATTCCAGCCCCCAGGATCGGTGCGAGTCGAGGAACGGCGCGCCTGCATTCAGGCGCTCCATCCGCACGGCGCCAGGCGTGACAACCAGTTCCTCGTCGTACTCGACGACATCATCCCAGCCCTCATAGCGCCGCCGCTGCACAGTGGCGCCGGTGGTCCAGATCACGTCGATCGTCATGTCGTCTCCCTCGCCGCGGACAAGCCGCAGTGAGGCCTCCCGCGTGATCAGCGGGAGGTTCAGGGTTTCCGGGGGCATGGTGGTTACCTTTCGTCGGGGGGCGGACTGCCGCCTGCGTCCACGGCTTGCGCGAGACCGGCGCGGCTGACGCGGCGGGGGTCGGCATCGAAGATCAGGCCTAGCTGATCGAAGAGGGCCGCGTATTTCTGCCACTCCTCGACGACCTCGCGCGGGTCGTAGCCGCGCCGCGCGATCTGCTGGGCCGGGGTCGAGAACCCTGCGCGGACCTCCATCAGATCGGCGGTCACGTCCTGGAGCGGGTTCACGCTTTCAAACCGGGGTGGCGCCCATTCGACGGCGATCTCGGGCTGGGGAAGGACACCGGCCGTCCAAGCAGCCTCCATCACCCAATCCCAGATGCGCTGGCAGAACATCGGGATCACCACTTGCCATTGCACCGCTTCGACCATCCGGCGGAACTCGTGCAGGCCGACACGGGAGGAGGCGAAGTTCACTTGTGAAAGATCGCCGGTCATCAGTTCGTAGGGCACGCGGAACCCGGCCGAGATGATGTGCTGCTGCACCCGGTTCCATTCATAGATGCCCGAGGTCGAGGCGGGCGTGTTGAACTTGATGTCCTTGCCATTGCGGACATAGCCGATCAGCCCGGGTTCGAACTGTTCGATGCGGTTTCCATCGGCATCCTGCACCACCGGCGCCATGGATTGCTGATCCTCGTCGGCGCCAAAGACGAAGCCGACCATCGAGGCTTCGATTTTCTTCCGGACCAGTTCCGCTGTTTGCCAGTCGCCAAGTTCCCGCAGCGCCCGCATGGCGGGGACTCCCCAGGGCACACCGCGGTTCTGGACGCGCTGGCGTTCGAAGAGATGCGCCACGCCTTCTGCGCCAACCCGGAGCGATTCAAACCGGCGGCCAAAGACCGGCATCGCATCGCCGGGGTGATCGGGGAACATCCAGTAGCCCCGGCGGCGGCCCAGCGCGTCGTATTCGATGCCCTGGACGATCCGTCCACCATCCGGCCGGTTGTCAAACTTGGCCCCGTCGAGGTGATCGGCCTCATTGAGCTGGATCTGCACCGGCGCTGCGAGGCGGTCACTGGCCCGGCGGCGACGGCGGAGCGCAAAGACCTCGCCGCCTTCGATCATCTCGCGCACGGCCAGTGCGGTAAGACCGTGGAAGTCGGTGTGCCCATCGGCATCGGCCCGCGGCGCCCAGCGCTTCCAAAGATCATCGGCGAGCTTGTTCAGTGCCGGATCGGCCGCCGCGGCCCGAGGGCGAATGCCGGTGCCGACGATGTTCGATACCAGAACCTGCACCGCCTTGGCGGCGAGCGGGTCATTCCGCACAAGATCGCGCATCCGGTCGCGCAGGGCGCCGCCCGCAACGGCGATTTCCGCGTCGGCCGCGGTGCTGCCCGCGCGCCAGCCATCCGTGCCACGCCCGCGGGCGGCGGCATCATAGCCGCGGCGCAGATTGGCGATCGCCACCCGGGCAGCATAGCGCCGGGCGGCCGTACGGGGCGCAACCGTGGCCACGATCCGGTCGATCACGCCCCAGGGCACATCGGGCGGGGTGGGTTTCATGTGCGGCCCCGGCTGAAGCTGGCTTTGCCCGCCACGGGGCGCGACCCGCCGGAACTGGTCGCCATCTGGCCTTCAATGAAGCGGATGCGGGCCAGAAGATCGGCGGCATTGCCATAGGTCAGGCGGCGCCCATCGTATTCTACCAGCAGCGCCCCAGCAGCATAGGCGCGGCGTAGGGCCTCAAGTTCGGCTTGCGAGAAGGACATCAGAGCCATTTTCCACGTCGGGGCCCGAGCCAACCAGTTGGCCGCTTCGGGGCAGATTGCGGTTGTGGCCGGTCGGGTTGACCGGCCGGGGTGGTGGGCGGGCGCGCGGGCCCGATCTGTTCTTCCAGCGCTTCCCAGCGCGCATTGTCCCAGCGATCGATCCCCATCAGCCAGGCGGCGGCGCGGGCATAGACCCGGCAATCGAGGGCCTCATTCCGTTCCCGGGTCTGTTCCCATTCCAGCTTCTGGTAACCGGTGCGGGTTTTGCGGGTGACCAGCTGCTCCGAAGTCAGCTGCTTCACCCATTCGGCTGTGGTGCCCTTGGGGATATGGACAAAGCCCGCTGGCCAGTCGGCCCCCGCTGCCCGTTCCTCGTCGGTCGGGGCGGCCAGGCGCAGGAAGCGGTAGGTCTCGGCCTTGAACACGGCCCCGGCCACTTTCCAGAGGCGGACCCCGCGGCGCAGCTTGCGACCGCCCTCGGTGGTTTCGACATAGGTGGGGCCATCAACCGGCGTTGACCGGTCGAACCCGGCCACACCCTTGATTGCGATCACTTGCCCGTGCCCCGCCTGCCGGACCCAGGCATAAACGGCATCCGTCGTTGCCCCGTCGCCGGAGTCGATCGCCACCCGCGCCAGCGCCATCCGCGCACCCGAGGCGTGTTCCCATGTCAGCCCCAAGAATTCGTTCAGATCGGCCCACACCTCGGCCCGTGCGGTATCGCCCTCGAGGACAACGTGATCGACAAGCCAGGAGCGCAAGTTTCGCCCCCAGCCCCAGACGTCGATCTCGATCCGATCACGCTGGACGTCGATCCCGGCGGTCAGGATCAGCACACCGGCAGGCGCCCGCCCCAACTGCCAATCCTCGCGGCGTTCATAGAGCCGCTGCCAATCCGGCGCCTCGCCGCGTTCCGCCCAGGTTTCCCCGAGGACGGTGTTTTTTACGGTCTTGAGCGCGGAGTCGTTGCCCTGCGCCTGATCCCAGCGCCGGGCGATCTCCTCCCAGGACAACCACCCGAGCGGGGAATACAGGCCGGAGATATGGAACCCGATCACGCCCGCGGTTTCGGCCGAGGCCTGCACATCGGGCGCAGCCGTCGGCAACCAATCCGCCCCGTTCTCCTCGTCCATCATCCATGTCTTGTGCCGTTCGGCGATCGGTGCCTCACAATGCTCGCAGAGATAGGCGGCCGTCTCTGGCCGCCCCTTCTCCCAGCGCAGCCGTTCGAACTTCAGCCATTGCAGCCCGCCGCAATGCGGGCAGGGGACGTGATAGCGGCGCTGGTCGGTCAATTCGAACTCCCGCTCGATCCGGCTGAGGCCCCTGATCGTGGGCGTGGAAGCCAGGAAGATTTTCTTGCGGTGGCCGAAGCTGTCGGTGCGGGCCTCGGCCAGCGCCACCGGATCGCCTTCGCCCTCAAGGTCGCCCGGATAGGCGTCGACCTCGTCCAGAAAGAGCCACCGCGCGGGCATCGACCGCAGGCCCACGGCCGAGTTCGCGCCGGTCAGCACCAACTGGCCGCCCGGGAAGCGCTTGGCTAACACCGTGTTTCCGGCGTCGCGCGACCGGGCGGGCAGCACCAGTGCCCGCAGATCAGGGCTTTCCTCGATCAGGGGCTCGATCCGCTGCTGGCTGAGGCGCTTGGCCAGATCAGTCGTCGGCTGCACCGCCAGGATCGGCCCCGGAGCTCGGTGGATGCAGAAGCCGATCCAGTTGTTCCCGGCTTCGGTCGCGCCAACTTGGGCGGATTTCATGAAGACGACCCGTTGCGCCGGGTTGTTGGGCGAAAGGGCCTCCATGATCGCTTTGAGGTAAGGCGTCCGGCTGGTGCGGTAGGGTCCGGCCTCGGATGCTGCCCGCGAGGACAGGATGCGGTGCCGGTCGGCCCATTCGGCCACGGTCTGGGCCGGATCGGGCGCAAGACCCCGCGCCCAGGCGACGGCAATATCCTCGGCCCCCTCGAAGCTAGCGAAGTTCAACTTTGACCTCCGACATTTCGGCGAGGTGTCGGCGCAGGTAGCGCATCAGCACTTGTTCCACGGCATGGGGCTCGGCCCCGAGTTCGGCGGCGATGTCGGCCGCGACGCGGGGCGGCCAGTTCAGCCAGGCGTCGCGCTCCCGGCGCGCCAGATCGAAGACCATCGCGGTGGCCCGGGCGCGATCGACGACCTCCCCCTTCATTTTCTGCAACCGCACCCGGGCGGTCTGTGCCTTCAGCACTTCGTTCGCCATCCGCGCCTTGACGAAAGAGACCTCGCCGCCATCTCCCGCGGCCGCGCCCGGATCGGCACCGGCTTCCGTCAAGGTCTCGGCCACTGCGGCAAAGGCCTGCCGCGGCACGGGCTTGGTGCCCGCGACTGCCCGCGTCGCCGCCGCCGTGCCGCGCCCCAGATCCCGGGCATGGGCGCCGCGCTGCTTCGCCGGATCGGTCGAGGCGTCCCACATCGCATCGGCCTTGGCCGCGTCGATCGTGCCGTCGGCTTCCGTCGTGATCCGCCCCGAGGCGATGGCCTTGCGCACGGCACTTTCATGCACCCCGCGCAAGGCGGCATAGGCGCGCCGCGACAGCCCCATCTTGCGACATTCTCCAATTAAGTCAGTGATTTGGACTTGCTCTTCGGACGGCCTTCGCAATGTCTGCGACACCTTGAAACGGAGGTTTCCGATGCCCGCCAAGACCCACGCCATCACCGGCCACGAGGCCAATTGCCTCGCCGCCGCCGACCATTTCATCGCCTGCCGCGGGTCCAAACCCGCGACCCGCATTCGCGCCCGGTTCGAGCGGATCGATCAGGCCGAGGCCTTTGCCGCCACCTTCGGCGACAGCCGCACGATGATCTACGCGGTCACCGCCGAAGGCCGCTCGGCCCACATCAAGAACGCCTGAAGGAGGCCCCGATGTTCACCAACCTCTCCGCCGTCCAGATCAATCGCCTCGCCCAGCGCCTGAGCGAGGTGCCCTTGGGGCGCAGCGCCAGCGTGGCCGCCGCCGCCGAACGGTTCGAGCGGCTGCTGGCCGCCAAGATCGGCGCCGATCGGGCACCGAAAGCGGTCAAGGCGATCCTGACCGCACCGGGCTTCGAGACCGCCGAAGGGCGGATGGTGGCCGAGATCGACGCCTGCGAGCCGGACGCCCCGGCAGAACCGGCGCCGCCCCCGGTCACGCCGGAACCGGCCGTCGAACCGGCCCCTGATGTCGAACGGTCCGCCGAACCTGCCGCCGCGCCCCGCGCCCCGCGTCGTCGCCGGGATGCCGACATCGAGGCCAAGGCACGGCAGGGCGAACTGCCCCCGCCGCCCGACTTCTCCGCCCCGACCCATGCCCGGTTCCGGGGCAAGCTCGAAGGGCTCGTGGCCCTCGCCGAGAAAGCCGATGTCGACGGTCTGCGGGCCGTCGTGATCAACCCAGTGTCGTCGAGCCCCAAGGCGATGGCGCGCTACCGGGACCTCGCCGTCATCGCGATCGAGGCGCGGGAGGGCCGGGCATGAAGATCATCCGCAGCTTCGAGCCCGGCGACCGCTATCGCCTCGACTTCGACCTTTGCTCCTGCGCCCGGGGTTGGGCGCAGGTTGATACCACGCAGGATGCATCGTGTTTCGGCACGTGGGCTTCGCCCGCCGAGCGGACGATCCTCAACTTTGCCGAGGGCGATGTCACTCGTATTGTCTGCGATACTGACGAGGAATTCGCCGCCGCTCTGCGCGAAATCGATCGCTGGAACCGGGATCACGGCTACGGCCCGGCCCGGATCGATCCCGGTTTTGATCCGGCGCTGAAGGCGGCGTTCGAGGCCGTTGGGCTGGCGGAGATGCTGCACTGACGGAATTCAGTCCATACTTGTTCTAAAGAATTCCGAACAGGCTTTCTCCCCCCGCGAGCTTTGTAGCTGTCATCATCAACTGTGTCGCCAGTTTAGATGGCGTAGCATAGACGAAGAATTTCAGAACCTTGCCGCTTGACCCATGTGTGTAAGCGTCCAGAGAGCAAAGCATAATCAGCGCTGCAAAGACCTGCCAAAAGTTGGTTGGTGAGCTTGAGAAGTCAAGATAAGTCAGAATCAGGATTGGCCAGATCGATGCAAAAGTGATTGACGAAAGGATATCGGCAACAGCCTTGGCGTGACGGACCGCTGCTTGCCACCAGCTTGCGCTAGGATCAGCGGGAACCAGAAGGAGACGACCAATCAGGATCGAGATCAATAGTTCCTTTCTGGCGAGAAAAAAGAGCAGAGTCGGGATGGCCAACAATAGAACCCAAAGCACTGCTTGGCGACTGACAAAGATATTGATGCACCAGGCAACAAAGATCAGAGTAAATACCAGAACAAGGTACTGGATTATCAGCCGTCGGGTTCTTTCGATGAAACCCTTCAAGTCGCTCCAAAGTCGAAGCAATGCATCAGCGCTCTCAAGGAACTCGGGAAGCATACTTTGGTGACCTCAGTTCCTTCGGAGAAAAGGATGGGATTGCCTTTGGTTGCTACCTTGGCCCTTGCTCTGTCGCAATGCAATTGGATCGTGCAGTTCGCGCGGCCTGCGACACGGGCACTTTGCTCTTAAGTTGACTGGGCCTACCCCTTCGCCAGCGGCGCGACGTTCCAGAACAGCACCCGCCCCGGCCCCCGCTTGGCCAGGCACAATTCCCAAGCCTTCGCGTCGTAGTGCGGATCGGCCGGGAAGGGTGCTGCCAGCGCGGCGCGATCGCTGAACTTGCGGGGATGGATGTGGATCGTGGCCCCGCCCACCTCGCGCGGGGTGAGGTCGCGGCCGATCTGGACGACGTGACGGCGGGCTTTCGGCCAGGCGGCGGCGAGGCCGCGGGCGAGGACGCCCGACCCAGCGGCGCACCAGACCTCCTGGGGGTCGAAAGCGGCCAGGCGAGCGGCGGCGGCGATCGCCTCGATTGCTCCGGGGACTTCGGCGCCGAAGGGGATCAGGCTGGCGCCGGTGTTGCGGCAGTATTCGCGGGCGCGGGATTGCACGACCGACAGATAGCCCGGGCTGATCGGCACGACCTTGGCGCCGAGGCGGGCGGCCTCAAGCGTTCGGGCATGCGGACGGGTGCGGGCGGCGACGAAGATCGTGGCGCGCTTGCCAAGGCGCCGGGCGACGGTCGCGATTGCGGTCTGGGCGCCGCCTTCGGGCGGGCTGGCATAGACGGCTTCCTGCACCCCGTCGAAGACCTGCCCGATGAACCGGGCCTTGGTACCGCCGGGGAAGAGATCGTCGCGGACAACGGCAATGCCGTGGTGCATCTCAATGATCGGGGCAGTCATTGGTCGTCCTCCGGATCGGGGGCTTCGTTATCGGTGTCTGGCCCTTCGATCTCGCCGAACTCCACCGGCCCGCAGGCTTCAGTCGCCTTGCGCGGATCGCCCTTGCAGAACACGAGTACATTCTGGTGGGTTCGGCCGAGCTTGCGGGCGGCAGTGAACTGGCGGCCGACGCGGATGGGCAGGGAACCCACGGCCGTGACGAGGATCGCGTCGTTGTAGAACCGGGCGCCTGCGGCTTCAAAGGCTTCCACCGTCAGGCCGGGCAAGTTGACGAAGAAGCCGCCCTCGTCGCGGACATCTCCGATCACCCAGACGGCGAAGCGGTTCGGCCGCAGGCGGGCGACAGCCTGGGCGATGATCTCGCCCTGAGCCTTCAGGAAGTCGGCCAGGGGCATGGTCGAGAGGTCCGAGGGGTCATCGGAATAGCGTTCGAGGTTCCAGTAGGGTGGACAGCTGAACACCAGATCGGCTTCTATGCCACCCGCCAGCTGGGCGAGATCACGGCTATCCCCGGCGATCCAGCGAGGCGCCGGGTCGCCCGCCAGTTCGGCCTGCGCCTGGTTCGCCGCCACCTGTTCGGCGCGCAGTTCGATCCCGACGTAAGGCCGCCCAAGGCGGGCAGCGACTATGCCGCGCACAGATCCGCCTGCGAACGGGTCCAGCACCGTGCCGGCCGGCGGACAGAACCAGCGATAGGCAATTTCGCAGAGGACGGGGTCGAAGATCGACGTGCCCGAGGCGGTGGGGGCGTCCGAGGCGGCGTAGTGATCGGCCAGGAATTCCTCGGTGGTCAGTTCCCGGCCAAGTTCAGCCTCCTTGGCGCGCTTCTTGGCGTAGAAGGACGGATCGCCCGAGGTGTGCGAGGGCATCAACACCCCGCCATTCTGCGGGCCGGGTTGCCCAGCGCCGACGACATGCTCGCCGCGCATCAGGTCTTGGCCGAAGGTGCGGGCAGGGCCTTTAGCCATGGGCGGCCTCCTTCCGGGTACGCTTGCCCTCCTTGTGGCGATAGTGATCGATGTCCTTGTGGATCGGTGCCGGGTCGGCGATGCCCATGCCGGGGACGGCGGGGAAGGATTTCTCGCCGGACCAGCCGCGATCGAGGGGGCGAGGTGCGCCGCCGGGGGCAGCCCCACGGCCGAGTTCGGAGCGAATACCCAGATCCAGCCAGGCGCGCTTGCGATCTTGCCACCAGCCCTTGCGGGCCTCGAAGACCGAAAAGGGCGGGATGCCGAAGCGTTCGGCGAGGTTCGCTGAAGGGGTTGGGGTAGCCGCGCCGCCGCCGGTGCTTTCGCCTTGGGCGTCACTCTCACCGCCGCCCATCCCGAAGCCTTCAAACCCGGCCATGATCTCGTCCAGTTCGGTCTCATCGAAGCCGATCAGGTCCAGATCGAAATCCGCCTCGCGCAGCGCCGCCAGTTCCGAACGCAGCAGGTCGTCGTCCCACCCGGCGTTTTCGGCGATGCGGTTGTCGGCGATCACCAGTGCCCGGCGCTGGGCCTCGGTCAGATGGTCCAGCACGATCACTGGCACTTGCGGAAGGCCCAGCGCCTTCGCGGCCATCAGGCGGCCGTGGCCCGCGATGATCACCTCATCCTCGCCGATCAGGATCGGGTTGGTGAAGCCGAATTCGACGATCGAGGCCGCGATCTGGGCGATCTGATCCTCGCTGTGAGTTCGGGCATTGCGGATGTAGGGGACGAGGCGGTCAACCGGGAGCATGTCGATCTGAAGCATGGGGCGCGGGGCCTTTCGGATGGGGTGGCCGGGCGCTTCAGCCTTAGGTGCGCACCCGCGCACCCAAAGCGCGCACCCAAGGTGCGGACCCAGATTTTTGTTCTGTCACTAGCGGTTAGACGCGCCTAGGCCCCCCGCATACGTCTCCCTTCCGGGAGAACCTAACGCGGGGGGCCTGCCGGGTGCGGCGGCGGGAGCAGGGGTGAGGGCGTCAGGTGAAGCGATCCGTCGCCTGCACCCTTCGCCATCTTGCCCTTTTTATGCATCAAAACCCGGGAAAGTGTCGCGCCCGAAGTTCGACGGATCGGGCGGGTTGGCCTGCGTCTTGGCCTCGCTTTCGCACGGTTGATTGCGGGTGGTTGCAGTGAGGGGTTTTGCGCCCTTGCCTTTGCCCTTTGTTTTATCGAGCTTTTCCAGCTTCTTTGAGATGGTCAGAAGAGCGGCCACCCAGCGCCGCCAGGCTGTCGATCGCACCACACCAGCGCGAATACAGACCTGCCGCCAGCGGGCACCCTCGGCACGGAGCCAGACGATCCGGGCGTCCTCGGGGTTGAGCAGCAGAAGCCAGTCGAAGCATTCCTCCATCCGGCTGATGGCGGCGGCGCTGGGGATGACCCGCATCGGCCGTTCGGGCGTGTAGCCGTAGGCGTGCTTGGCGTCATGCACTACTGGGGGCCAGGAACTGCCGTAGCCGCGGGGGCGGTCTTTCTCGGGCAGGTTCCTCAGGGTGTAGGCGGCTTCCTCGAGGCGATCCTCGATCTCACGGGGCGTCAGGCGCACAGGGTTCTCCTTCGGGATCAGTAGATTTGGTGGGCGCGCAGGGTGGCCTCGGTGACGAGGCCCGCCCGCAGCAGGGCATCGCGCTGGGTGTTCGTGACGGCGCTGGGCGGCACGTAGGCACCGGAGTTCAGCCAGGCGGCCAGGGGCGCCAGCCGGTCCTCGGGGCTTATGGCTGGGCCGCTGGGCGCAACGGCAGGGCCAGCGCCAGCTTCCCCAGCACCTTTCGCCTTTGCCGCTTGGGCGATCCGCTTGGCATGGCGCGCTGCGATCGCGTGGGCGAAATACTCCCACGTGCGGATCGGGCTGCCTCGGGGCTTGGCCGTGCGTTCGGCGATCACCGGCAGGACGTCCAACTCGAGGTCGTAGCCTGCCTTCAGCCAAGCGCCGATCGTGGCCGTGGTGCCAGTGATCGCCGCCCTGGCGGTTTGGGTCATCCCCTCGCCGCAGGCGGCCAGACAGGCGGCCTCTGCCGCGTCCAGATCGGGGCCCTCGTCGTCAGCCGAAACCTCGGTCCGGGCCTCGCGCGTCGCGCCCGCGTCACGCGCGGTAGTAATTACCGGTTCTTTACTTACAAGGTTAGTGTCCAGATTCTGGACATGGCTTTTCGCGAAATCTGGACATGGCTTTTGCCCCTTTCCATGTCTGGAATCTGGACATGGGTCGGGCCGGTTTTCGGCCGCCAGCGGCAGTTCCGCCTGGGCTGAAAACTCAGGCTCGAAGGCCAGGAAGTACCGGGTTGATTGCCGCCGGTGGGCGCCCTCGGAGTGGCGCCGCTCGCGGCGGATCAGCCCGGCCTGTTCCAGCTTGTCGAGATGCACGTTCAGGCTGGCGCGGGAGATTTCGGCATCGGCCGCCAACTGGTCCTGCGACGGGAAGCACCCGTAATCCGGGTTGTGCCGATCGCAGAGATGCCAGAGGACGAGCTTGGTCGCAGGCGCCAGACCGCGCTGCTGGATCGCCCAGTTGGTGGCACGATGGCTCATAGCGCGGCCGTCACCGTCAGCCGCTTCACGATCGCCTCCATCAGCGCGATCCGCAGGTGCGCGTCGTCCTGGCGCATCTTTCCGGCCCGCACCCGGGCCCAGTAGAACTGGCGGCGGAGGTCAAGTTCGCGCTGGGCTTCGGCGATCAGGGCAGCCACCGGAAACCGGCCTTCAGGGGTGAGTTTGGTCATTGGCGCCCCCATTTCAGCGCCGCCCGGCCACGGCCTTGTGCTGGCCGGTCTTGCGGGCTTCCTGCTCCTTCAGCCAGTCGCGGACAGCCTCCTTGCGGTAGAGCACTTTGCGGCCAACCCGCACGCAGGGCGGCCCCACGCGCCGGGTTTCCCAGCGCTGCAACGTGTCGACCGACAGGGCCAATTGCCGGGCCAGTTCCGCCCGGTCGAGCCAGCCATCCAGCAGCGCCGGATCAGCGCCCGCGTCCTTCAAGATATTGTTATCCATAAGTTTCTCCTCGCGCCGCCGCCCCGGGGATCGGGACCGGTCATCGGCCAGGAGAGGCAAGCACGGGGCAGGGACCGGCGAAGAGGCGGAAACCGGCGGAAAGGAAAAGGGAATTACGCCGGTCACGCTGGGCTGTAGTTCAACCGGCGAAACGCACCGCGCAACCGGCTTGATTGGCGACAGGTTTATGACAATCTGAGGGGGAGCAGTTCACAACAGATTCGCCGAAACGTCGCCGCGCCCGGAAGGGCGAGGTGCACGGCCCCTGTGCGTTCAGGGGCTGGAGAAAGGAGGGCGGTAACGGGGGGCAGGTAATGGCGTTTGTCGCCCGGAATTTCTATTCTGTTCTCGAGACTTCCTTCCGCTGGGAGTGCAGCCAGACCGAGATTGTCGATCTGGCGATGGCCGAGAAGATCGACCTCGTCATCGCGCTGCCGAACGTACGGTTCGATGATGGAACCGAGGCGACGATGGGCGTCATTCAGGGCGGCGTCGTGCGTCCCTTGTTCCGGGGCTACGGTGTGCTGGAGGAGCAGGTCTTCATCCGTCAGGCACGCCCTCCCAATTGCGGCTGGAAACGCATCGAAGAGCCCAAAGAGGGCATCCGGGTGATGGCGCCTGACGTTCTGATCATGGCGGCCGAGGTTGAGCGGTTCGAAGACGAAAATGGCCTCGTACGGCGGGTCGTATCGGGCCCCGGGGCGCAGACCCGCTACGACTGGGACGGGTTCTACTGCGAAATCATCTGCCGGGTCCAAGAGCGCGGCCTACCCACCAAGCAGAAGGAACTCATCGACGATATGGTCGATTGGTTCCTGAGCAGATCGGTCAACGGGGATGCCCCGGACGATTCAACAATCCGAAAGAAGATCAGAGGCTTCTGGGGTCGACTCCGGCCCGACTAGTTCAACGATTCACCTGCGCCAGTATCGTAGTCGATAGCGGGGTTGGATTAACTGAGCGAAAAGGGCCTCATGGACGCTTTGCCAATCAAAGATCGCAGCCTCGCCATCAGCGATTTTGACGAGGGTGGACCTGTGAACCGGGAAGTAGAGGGCCTTTTCCATGAACCTGCTTGGTAGCAGACACATCAGATGGCTTTGTTGGCTTGAAGCGCCCTCGGTGCCAAGCCCGTCAAAGTCGAATAGGACGGGCACCGAGCAGTTAAGCCACATCCTTGGAAAGTAGGCTCCTGGAACGTGTACTTGCTGGACAATTCCCTCGGGCAGCACATGCCAGCCAGGATGGTTCTCATTGATGCGCGGTCGGTCGCTTTTCAGGCGAGTGCAGTCAACGATCCAGAGCATCTTCCGATAGAAATCTTCACGAGACTGTCGCTCCGCCGCCTTGATGGACGAGTGTTGGAACTCGATAACAAGGCCATTTGGCGTCTTGATGTCGGCAATATGGATTTCTCCCGTCGGCGAACGGTGCACGGATTCCTGCCATTCCCTTGGAAAGAGGTTCTTCCATTGCCGGTGCCATTCTGTTTCTGGCTCCCACCAAGGATCGCACACTCGCTTGCCTTTGTGGGCCCAGTGCCAGACACGTTCAGTACCACATTTGGCAATCACAGGCTGCGCGCAGCCAGGGCATTGACCAGCGAAACCGGGTTCAGGTTCGCGACGTTCGCCGTCAACCAAAGAGAACTTCATCCTTACGCCCTTCGAACTAGGTCGTGCCTGAAAGAGAACTTGCGTGGAGCGTAACCTTCGCCGGGCCGTTGTGTCGATATATGGTTGTCGGCCCACGCGCCGGTGCCAAAGGTAGTACTTCAGCTAACATTTTCTGCCCAGCGCCGCCCTGACCGGCATAATTACCAGGACCTTTCCGCCGGTTTCCGCCTCTGCGCCGGTTTGGCCCGAATGAGACATTGCTCCGCGCCGCGGGTCGTCGCTGACTGCGGGTGAAAGGAGCGTCGCATGAAGGCAAAACTCTCTGAACGCGTTGTAAAGGCTGCTGAAATCGGCAGCCGCAAGTATGTCCTCTTCGATGAGGATACCCCTGGCTTCGGGCTCTGCGTCTACACCACCGGGCGCAAGGGGTTCGTGCTGATCTACCGGATCGCAGGGCAGCAGAAACGCTTCACGATTGGCGTCTGGCCGACATGGTCGGTGACCGCCGCCCGGGATGAGGCCAAGCGCCTGATCCGCGAGATCGATCGCGGCGAGGACCCGCTCGACACCCGCAAGGCCGCCCGCGGGGCGCCCACGGTCAAGGAACTGGCCGAGCGGTTCATCGAGGAACACCTGCCGAAGCTCGCCCCGACCAATGCCTCGGACCAGAAGAGCATGCTGGAAAAGCTGGTCTTGCCAGAGTGGAAGAACCGCAAGGTGGCGGACATCACGCCCACCGACGTCGATCGCCTGCTGACCAAAATCGCCGCCGGGCGGGCGCGGCCGTCGAAGAAGAAACCCACCCAGAAGCGGCGCAAGAAACTGGCCCCGCCCAAGCCCACGCCGGTGCGGGCCAACCGAGCTGGGGAGATGCTGCGCAAGATGTTCAATCTCGCCATGCTGTGGAAGATGCGCACCGACAACCCGGCCTTCGGGTTCCGCCGCCGCCCCGAGGTGGCCCGTGACCGGTTCCTCTCCTTCGAGGAGATCGAACGCCTGGCCAACGCCCTGGCCGTCGACGAAGATCAGCGCGCCGCCAGCATCATCCGCCTCTGCATGCTGACCGGAGCCCGGCTGGGCGAGGTCCGCACGGCGACCTTCGACCAATTCAACCTCGATCTGGCCATCTGGACCAAGCAAGCCGCCTACACCAAGCAGCGCCGCATCCACCGCGTGCCGATCTCGCATGAGGCGGTGGCCCTGATCCGCCTGCGGCGGGAAATCGTGCCGAAGGGCTGCCCCTTCCTCTTCCCGGGCGACGTCCCCGATCAGCCGGTCGGCGATCCCAAGCGCTTCTGGCCCAAGATGCAGAAGGTCGCCCAGATCCCCGACGTCCGCATCCACGACCTGCGCCACACCTTCGCCTCGCTGCTGGTTTCCGGCGGCGCATCGCTGGAAATGATCGGCCGCCTCCTCGGTCACACCCAGATCGGCACCACCCAGCGCTATGCCCACCTGATCGACGCACCCCTGCGGGCCGGGGTGAACGCCGTGGGTGAGATGCTGAAGCCGCGGTTGCGTGTGGTGGGGGAGTAGGGCGCCGCTATGGGGCAGCGAATGATTGTGCGCTTGGCGCACTTCCAGTCTCCTTCATTGTGGCGTTCGACCGCTAACCCGGTTACATCCATAGGATATTCGACCTGCGCACGAGACGTGGAAAAGCCAACGGTGCAATCTTCGTTTGTCGCAGCTGGTGGCTAAGGAGCGTATGGCGTGGCAACAAAGAAGCCGGGAAAGAACCCTGCAAAGCACTATCCGGATGCTGTTGGTGAGGTTCACCGTGATGGAGACTGGCTTTGGGTCCCACTCCGATCGGAGTGGCGCGATGTGTCCGCGAAACCAGAGGAAATCGTCCGGCAGAACTATATTCGTCACCTGATAGATCATTATGGCTATTCGCTTGATCAGATGGATCAAGAGAGGCGAACGATGCACGGCCACAAGAGTCCACGGGCCGATATCGTTATCTGGGAAAGTGCAACCACGAAGGCAAATAATAACACGCCCGTTCTGGTGGTTGAATGCAAGTCCGAGGCAGTTGATATCAACATCAAGGACTATTACCAGGGTGAAAGCTATACTCGGGCCGTTGGATGTGAATTCTTCGTCGCTCACAACACCCGCTTTACGGCGGTGTTCAAGCTCGTTCCTGGCCTGCCAGGGGATTTCGTGCAGATCAGCGAAATTCCAAAGGCAAGCGACTGGGGCGATGCGAAACGGATAGAGGAAATAAAGAACAAGCTTAGGGCGTTTAATCGTAAAGAATTTCAAGACCTTCTATTCAAGTGCCATTCGATCCTGCGTGACGTGCACAAGATGGACCCTGGCCGGGCCTTCGACACGATCTCGAAAATCCTGTTCGTGAAGATGTATATCGAGCGATCTGGCCTACACGGCACCTTCACAGTTGATTTTATCGACGCCCGCGCAAAGGTGCGTCTGCCGACCGATCCTGCTGTCCATGACGGGCTCTTCGAACAGACCAAGACTTACTACAGGGCCGACGATCTCTTCACGGCTGGCGACAGGCTCGACATTTCCGAGGACACCTTTCGTCGCATCGTCAAGGAATTACAGGCATTCGACCTCTCAAAGACCGGCGACGACATCAAGGGCCTCGCCTTTGAGCGTTTCCTCGGCACCACCTTTCGCGGCGAACTTGGCCAGTTCTTCACGCCACGCCCGGTCGTCGATTTCATGGTCAGCATGCTTGATCCGAAAGAGGGTGAATTGATCTGCGATCCCGCGGCGGGATCGGGTGGCTTCCTCATCCGCGCGTTCGAACATGTGCGCAGCCAGATCGGCGGGGCGATCCAGGCAGACAAGGACAAGGCGCGTGCCGACATCGAAGCGCTTGGCCTCGATCCGGACGAGGAAGAGCGGAGGATCGACGAGGCCTTCGCTAAACTGAACAGAGAACTTCTGCCCTCGGATGATCAGAACAAGCCGGTCGATACCCGTGTTGGGCGCCTCGCCTGGAACTGCATCTTTGGCACTGATGCCGAGCCGCGCGCTGCTCGCACTGCCAAGATGAACATGATCATGCATGGCGACGGCCACGGCGGCATTCACTACCATGATGGGCTTGTCGACATTAACGGCATCTTCCCCGGCCGCTTCGATGTCATCATCACCAATCCGCCTTTCGGCTCGAATGTCGGCGATGATCAGAAGGTCGGCGGCAGCGATGAAACGCGCGTATACAACGATCAGGCCTATAAGGACCGATGCATTGCCCGCTATGGCGCGCCCTGGCAGGAAAGCCACGAGCGGATGCTCGCGGCCTCGACCTCACGCACGAAAATCCTTGATCTGTTCGAGATCGGCAAAGGTAAGGCCAACCGCGCCACTGAGATCGTCTTCGTTGAGCGCTGTCTGAATCTTCTGAAGCCGGGCGGGCGGATCGGCATTGTCTTGCCCGACGGCAATCTCAACAATCCGTCCCTCACTTGGCTGCGACGTTGGTGCGAGGGCAAGGCGAAAATCCTCGCCGTCGTTGGCCTGCCTGAAGAAACCTTCCGGTCGGCGGATGCGACCGTAAAGGCCTCACTCGTCTTCCTCAAGCGCTTCACAGAGGCCGATCAGGTGGCTTGGGATGCCGCTTGGACTGCCGCCCATGCAACCCTTGATGCGGCCTTCAACGCAGAGCGAGACACGCTTTGTGCAAGTTTCGGGCCGCGCATCATCTCGGGTGATGACAAGGATGCCGCGGATGTCCTGTCCAAACTCTCTGCGATTGGCGTGAAACGCGTGCCGCCCGCGTGGTTCTCTGCCGATCCGCCGCCTTATCCGAAAAGCATCGGCGCGACCAAGCTCAAGAGGGTCGGGTGGGATGACCAAGCGAAGGACCGCAAGCAGGCGGCGGCGCTGAAAAAGGACTATGCTGCCGCGTTCACCGACGATGTCACGAAGACGGCGGATTCGCTCACACGCGAACTGGCGGGCGCCTTGCGCGGCGTGGACGAGCGCCACAACACAGCCCTTTGGACGCATGTGCGCGAGGCGTTCGACTATCCTGTGTTCGTCGCCGCACCGAAGTCGGTCGGCATCACCTCGACGGGCGAGACGGGTGAGAATGTGCCGACTGACTTGCCAGCCTTGCTAGGGCCTGTGGACATTCAGGATTCCCAACCGGTCTGAATTCTGATTCAAGCTTCCAAAATGGAGGTTTGAGTGAACGAAGAGCGGTTTGTGCTGACAGATGACGTCTGGCTTCG